AACCTTCTTACCCTTCACAACCGCACTGAATATCGGCAAGCCTTGCGGGAACACGTTGGTGCTGTGTTCTGCACGCACATAAATATAAGCCACGCCAGCCGCACGGTGGTTGGCTGTCCATGCGCCATCTTCTGCAACCAGATCGGCATCAGCCGCTTGGCCAGCGGTTCCCAAATGCTTGTTGATGCGGATGGCTGGGCCTGTCACGTTGCCATCTTCATCCTTCAACTGATATTCGGAATTAGTCACAAACCCATCGCCGTCTAGCGTCAGCAAAGTGTCGCCGGCATAAATATCGCCAATTTCCTGACATTCATGGCCAGCCAAGGCAATCAGGCTGTGTAGATATTGCTGATCATTTGTCACTGACCGATAAAATACAACGCCACCAACCCGCTGTTGGCCATAAACAATGGCATGATCCGCTGCCGGTGAAACCGCGTTCACCGTGGTGCCATATCCCTTTTGTGCCGCTGCAACTGATGCCGCTGCCGCCCTTGCCTTGTTTAACGCCTTCTTTTGCAGCGCATTCATTGAATAGGCTGTTGCCGCTGTAACAATGGCATAAGCCGCAATCGTGGCGTAAGTGATAGCCGTTGCTGTACCAGCCGCGAAAACAGTCACCGCTGTTGCGCCAGCGGCGGGCAATACTGCGGTAATCACTGCGGCAATAAAGGATGGCATTAGTCAACGCTCCAAAATAAATCGTTTTCGTCTAATGGCGATAATATCATGCCATCGGTATCGATGAAAGCCGCCAAGTCTGACACCACTATACCAAGAACAATGGGCAAAACACCAATCTTTTGATCACACGGACGGCCAACAACGGTTCCCCTTGGTGGAAAGCGGCCAGTGAACCGCCCTAGCCTGTCATCTAGCATGTCGCAGATGGTGTCATACTCTTGCGAATATAATAGCTTTCTGTATGCCTTAAATGCGCCCCTGCCTGTCGTATAATCGCCAAGCCAATCATCAGCAAAGGTTTCACCGCGTATTTGCTCAACGCAATTATTCACAAAGGTTAGGCAATCATGCTCACCCCAAATGAACGGATAATCACGCAAACTGTTGACATATTCCGCTAGTTTTATGTCCCAATTTGCAACGCGCATTTAGCCACCGCCACCCCATTGCAACCTTTGGCTTTGCAGACTTTCCACAAAATCAAAGGCACGATCCCCTGAATGTCTGATTTGCTGGTTTTCGCGGGTATAACGGCGGGTTCTTGGACGCTCTAAATCAATCAACCGGCTTTCAACTGTCAGCTTCACCGTCGATGTTTCTGCGCCTTCATCAATGCTAAGTTGATCCATATAGCCGCTGAATATCTCCATAGTGTCTGGTGAACTGTCTGGATTTTCCCAACTGGTCATGAAACCAAGGTAAACTTTAGCTGTGCGGCCCTGATATGGCTCTGTGAGTGCCAAAGACAACAATCCTGATGGAACACCAGTTAAAGCAATCGTCATGCCTCTGGCGGCAATATCTTGCGTTTCTTGCACCTCTGAAATCTGCAATAGCTGACCAGTGCCGCTGTAGGTATTCCCGTGCAATGAAATTTCGCCCAAGCCTGTCCATGCATAAACCGGCGTGCTGTCAAAATTCAGATCAATCGCATAAAACGGATAAACCGTGTCTTGGCTTAGTTTGGTGATTATGCTGGATGCTATCGTGCGTGACATTAGATTGCCTCAAATGCGCCAAACGTCATGCCATAGATTGACGCTTCATTTACATTCCAGTTTTGCTGATTGCTGGCCAATCTAAAGTTGCCAACCGTGTTTGACGTTGTGACCGCTGCATCATCAACCGGTGCCGTCCGTATATACGGCCATATATCCAAGGTCACATTTCCTGATCCATCGCTGTCAGCGTCTTGCAAAACCTTGTGCAAGGTGGCTGAACCCGCTGATCCAAGCTGAATATAGTCACCAGCCTTTAGCCAACCTGTCTGACTAGCCGTGCAACCGTCTATCACCAATGTGCCGCCTGTTTGGCTTGCACCGTTGACCAAAGGCGTGCCGCCGGCTGAACCGCGTGGCGTTGTCCCAATAGGATCGCCAAGGGTAAATGTGCCAAGCTGACCACGCAAGCTGATCAACCATGCAACCCACTGTTCAGCATCCGCACGCTTCATAGGTGGCAAAGTGACGTCAACTTCCCACCTTTGGCCGGCATGTGCCACCGCTTGTTGCGCATAGGTGAAAGGCGATTGACTGATGCCAACCGTATTCACCGCCCGAAAGGTGATTGACTGAATGCCAGTGTGTGATGGGAGTGTTAAAGGATAACTAATAGCCATTAGAACGCATTGGCAAAGCTGCCACCCCTTTTGCGTGCATCCATGACTGCCGCTTTAGACGCTTCGGCAATCTGTGGAAGCAAGGTTTGAATTTCATTGCGCACGGTCTGTTGCACGCCTGTTGTCACGTTGATGGTTTGCTGAACGATGACTTCACCGCCGCCACCTTTGATCCGCTCATTTGGCATGATAGAACCTGAACGCGCTGGAACAAACAATTCTGGCCCACGTTCGCCGACCATATAAGGGGTGTTTGCATTCACTGGCCCACCGTTTGCACGCGCTGGAACGCCAGCAATGGATGGGAATGCAGCGGTGAACATGCTTGTGACAAAGCCGGTGATCTGCTTCACAACAAAGATACGGAACAATTCACCGATGATTTCAACGGCCATCGCGCGGAATGCATCTTTAACTGATTTGGTGCCTTTGACCGCTGACATGAATGCGTTTTCAAACTGATTGCCGACCATATCCGCAACGGTTGTGATATCCTTCATTGCATCAGCGGTTTCTTTTGACTTAACTTTCACACGGTCAAAATATGAGAACAAATCGATCTGCGTGATATTGGCTAGATCATCCTTTAGATCGGTCACGCTTTGATAAGGCTTATCTAGTTCAGCACGCAAACCATCCGCTTTTCGCGTTAAGTCCAGAACGCCAAGAATGTTGTTATCAATCTTATCTTGCAATTTTGAGAATGCACCCGCGCCCATATCTTCAGGCAATGCCGTGCTGAAAACTCTATTTATTTCCTTTGCAGTTTCATTTGTGAAAGTTAGGAACTTTTCCATGATATTCGAAATCATGACTAGAAAAGTAAATTCCATTTCATTGAAGAATATCTTAGAATTTGTCGCAAATAATTGAATTTGTTTGCCAGCCCGTGTGAACGCCTCCGACACAATAGCCGGAACGCCGCTTATAAATGTCACAAGATAGTTGAAGCCATTGATGATCCCGTTGATCGCAATCATGGCCCCCGTTTTCAACAGATCAAATGCCTTCTTGACCGCATTGACTGCCGGCATGACAAAATCAATCAGCGGCTTGAAGGCAACCGCCATGTCCGCGCCAAACTTCTTGAAGTCAAATGTCAGCTTGGTTGTGCGTTCACCTAGCATGGCAAACGCACCACCGATGGCAACAACCGCACCCAAGATCATCCCTTTTGGCCCGAATACAGATGCAAGTTGCGGTGCTTGCATTGTCATGATGCGCAAGGCATCAGTTCCCATTGAAGCCTGAACGGCCATATCTTGGAACTGCAAGGATGCCATGCCTAGATTGCGGGTAAGGTTCTTGTTTGCACCCACCAACGCACGGTTGGCGTTTGCGTGCTTCTGCAAACCGGCCGTGGCCATCGTCATCGATTTGCTGACATTGCCAAGCTGGGCTTGGACTTTCTTCATTTCAGGAACGGCGTTGCCAACGGCGTTCATCTCAAACGTGAGCTTTTCAACTGCCATTTTCTTCGCGCTCCTTCTTTAGTTTAAAGTATGCGACCCATTCATTGTATTCCGTAACACTGATTTCTTCAATCTCGCTAATGGTCTTGCTTAATAGTTCAGCCAGTGCAATCAGATTGAACCTAAATGGATCGCCCCTTAGTTTTTTTCGTGTTCCTCAACAGATACAGTTTCAAAGATAGCACCAAACACTTTTGCAATCATGCCTAACGGTTCACCCATCAGGATGAACTTGTCACCAATATCAAAAGCCTTTTCCCCATCAGCCGTTTGACATTTCAGGATGATCATTTCAACCATCGCATCCATTGTCGGATTGTTGATAAAGTCAGCGTGCTTTTTCTGTATCTTTGACATATCGCGTGCGCTTACTTCACTAAAGAATAGGGTAAGCGGTTCCCCGTTTTCACCCCATTCTTCAATTTCAATCGAACTTAATTCTTTTTCTGCCCGATTTGCCGCGATGCGTTTAGCTAGTGACATATTAGGCAACCGTTCCGATTGTTAGTGCGCCGGTTAGCTGTAATTCTGCATTCAGCGTTGCAATGCCGTCTAGCGTTGCGCCACGCTCAACAGATGTCACGATGAACGAACCTGAATAATACTGATCGCCTGTTGTGTCGCCTTCAGCATAAAATTCAGCATCGATGACATCACCTTGCGCCAAATCTTCTTGGACTGCATCGGCTGGGTCAAGATATAGCGACATTGAACCTGTGCCTGTCTGCAAGCCGGCTGTGTATGTACGCGCTGTGTCACCCATGCTAGTTGTTTCAACTGCATCGGCTGTCATTGTTACTGTCCAGTTTAGCAATTCCCCAACTGCCGCTGGAGTGCCGCCGGTTGTGATCAATTTGACCTTACCGTCTGATCCGAAATGTGTAGCCATTGGTTAAACTCCTTACTTGGCCGTTTCTACGTCATTTAAAGCTGTAACATATCTAACCATATAAGTCAGCTTTGCCACGCCCAATATTTGATCGGCTTCACCGTCAAATTGTATTGCGGTTGAAGTTAGCACCGTTGATTTAGCAAGTCCACCAATGGTGAAATCACCCGCAATCGCTTCTTCAACTTGCACCGCTATTGCATCCGCGTCATCGTCAAATGTGCTGCTTTCCCGCACATAAACATCAATCTCCAACGATAGTTCACGGTTTATGTCTGTGACCCCAACGTTATAACGTTCACTTGTTTCGCTGCCCGTATATACGCTAATTGCCGGCAACAACGCTTCATTCAACGGATGTACGCGGGTTGTATATACACGGCCACTGACCAGCGTCACCGCCGATGTCAGCGTGGTTGCAACTGCGTCACGGATTTGCTGCCTAACGTGTGCCATTTTATGGTTTCTCTAACTGCAAGACTGTCACGCCGGTGCCATCATGTATCCACGCAACAATATTATAAGTGACTGCATTTATTTCGATTGTGTCGCCTGATGCCACGCCAGAAACGTCCGTTGTGCGGCATGTAAACCGTGGCTGTTCTTGATGCACTTGCGCTGTCCCACCGGCATCCATAGGAACCGTTTCATTGTCAAATATGCCGTTAATAGTTGCCCCACTGTATGTTGCAGCGGTGGCAAAATCTTCAACGTCAAACAACAATGAAAGATCATCTGCAAGTGCAATCGCCATTAGCTATCATCCTCTGGCGTGGTCAATTCAACGTCATCCTTCTTTAGGCCAACGCTGCGTGTTGTCTTTTTAGGTGCCTTTGGCTTGGTTGCCTTTGGCTTTGGTGCGCTTGCCGCTTCAGCATAACCACGCGCAATTAGTTTCTGCGCGGTGCGATCTGGCAAGTCATGTTCTTCACCGGCCATCAAATTACCGCCAGTTCCAGCAAAACATTTGTGTAAAATCTTGATTTTCATATGTCACCCTTTCGATGGGTTAGAAGGGGCATTTCTGCCCCTCCTGATTAGCTCAATTATGCAACTGAAACTTCGTCTGTGATGCCGAAGCTGACTGCGTTGCGTAGTGCAACATCCAATTCAGCATGAAGAACCATACGAACGGTTCCCGCTGTTGAATTGGTGTATGGGTCAACCATGATGGATGGTGCGCCGAACTGTGCAATGATCAACTGTGAGAAATCACCGAAGATCAATGCAGACGCGTCATTGCCGCCATCGCCCGGATCAAGGTTGGTTGGCACGTTTGATGTAAACGCCGCTGGATAGCCGTATAGGTTATTCCAAGGATCGTTTAGCAACATAACGCTGTCAGTTGATGCTACGCGTGATGTTGAAGCCAACTTCGCGCGAACCGCTGGTGATGACAAGAAGCCAGCCGCATTTCCGTTAAGAATGCCGTTATCTTCTTCAACAAGTTTAACCAAGTTGATGATGTCAGACCATGTTAGTGCGTCAACGTCTGTAGCCGCTGAAATGTCCAAGTTGTTCACGCCGGCATCGTTTAGGATACCTGTTGGCTGACCGCCTGAACCTGAACCGTTGATTGCGTAAAATTCAGTGCGATCTGCCGCTGATGCAAGAAGATCGTTTTGAATTACTTGTTCAATCGCTGGAACGCTTTCCATCATCAACAAACGTGATAGATCAACGAATGCACCCATTGTGCGTGGCTGCAATGTCACGCCGGCATCTGTGCCAGCACCGTCACCGACTGCTGCCAATTCTTCAACGAATGCAGCATTTGCACCAGTTGCCATTTTTGGCATCTTAATGCGGCCAGTTAGACCAGACATATAAGTTGCACCTAGGCCACCAAGAACCTGACGCGCACGCAACGCTTCAATGAACATGTCGCCACGGTGTGCAGTTGGTACAAAATCATCAAAGACAACTTCAGACGCAGAACCGCCTGTTGCCGCTGTTGATAGTGGGCCACGCTGTTGCCATGCGAAATCTGGAACGTAAATGCCTTCTGCGCTGCGTCCTACACGCTTCGCAATTTCGTCATTCATTTCACGTTCAAAACCAGCATTGCGCCAATCGCCTGTGACTTGTGCCTGAACCATGCGACCCAAAGAATAGCTGCGCTTTTCTTTTGGTGATGCGTCAACTGTTGCTGGTGCAACGTCTAGTGGCATATCACCGATTGCTTCCAACAACACGCCACGGAATGCATCCACTGACATGCCTTTGTTGATCGCTTCGTTTGCTAGGTCACGCTTGTTGTGCTTGGCTGCAATCGCCAAGATTTCTGCGTCATTCTTGCGTGCGGCGCGAACTGCTTCAGCTTTTACCGCATCAAGATCGACGTTGTTTTTGACTTCATCAGTCATAGTAACATCCTCCAAAGATGATTGTGTTTTAGGTTCTGCTGGAACTGACCGGCCAACGCCAACAAGATTTGACTGATCCGCTGGGACTGAAACGATACTTATTTCCATTGGTGTGACCGCCACCCGATAATAGTCATCAGGATCATTGTCACGCTTTACACGGCCATCAATACGATAACCGACACTGATGTTTTGTCTGATGCCATCAGTAACATCATTGAACACTTCAGAAGCAAGTGGGCCTTTTCCAAACCGCACAACTGCACGCAACCTACGCGCATCTTCATCTAGTTCAACCCCTTCGATCACGCCGATTTGCTTTTCCATATCATGGTCAAGCAAAAGCGGTGCGCGACCACTATTCAAGAAATCTAAATTCATGCTTTCCCGTGTGTGGTCAATGACTTCCAAGCCAAATGACCGTTCAACGGGTTCTTCTGTGGAAACACCAACCTTCACACGGCGGTTTTCTTCATCAATCGCCGCTTCGCCATCGCCCATGTGCATTGCACGCTTGGACATTTCTTCACGGCTAAAGCGTTCTTCTTCTGTTGGCATTTCTTCGACCTCAACTGCCGGTTCATCTTCGGCATGAGGCTTCGCAAACGTCACAATGTACGCTTCTTCAGTTTCTTCAATATTAATCACATGACGCTTTTTCATGCTTTCACCTCGCTTTGATGACATCGGATGCCCTTCAGGCAATAAGTCCGTGTCATGCTTTCCTGACCTAAACTTACCATTTCTGAGAGCATAAAGAAAGCTGTTCACACGCGCATATGCCCATTGTTCAGGGGATTGCACGTTTGGACGCACGCTTTCAGGGTTGGTTTTGTATGCGCCAACGCCGCGCTCAAACACACTAATAAGAGTGCGCAAGTTAGTGCGCTTTGTCGCACTATCGCCCACTTCCTCATTGTGTTCTTCAACTTTGTTCTTCAAGCCTTCACGCACGGCATCCGTGACCGCACGGCTTTCCTCTGACTTCAGGCTTTCCACAATGTTGCGTGACCATGCAAAGCCGGCATCACCGCCCCACAACGCCCACGCAATGCGGCCATTTGACGGATACCCATCTTCACCTTGGCTGAAACCTTCGGCTTCCTTGTCCACTTCGTGGCGGCTGAAAAAGCTGAACATCCGCTTAACCGTATCTTCTGACAGATTGCGATCATTCACGATGTCACGCGCCCGTGCAATGCCCACTTCAGTCCCACCACGGCCATATTCAGACCGCCAATCAAGACCGCGCTGGGCTTCTTCTTTCATGCCTTGTGTGGGCTTATAACTAGCCATCGTCAGCCTCAATTTCAGCTTGCACGGGTGCTTTTGCGCCAAATGGTTCAAAGGCCATCTTCAGGCCATAGCGTTCAGCCATTTCTTTATCGGCTTGGATTTGGCTGAATAATTCTTCAACGTCCCGCCCATAGTTAGCCGCAATGTCATTCATGCTGATGATGCCATTGGTCAAGGCTGTCACATTTGCATTGATTTCACGCTGTGGATCAACCCATGAGAACCCACGGCCACGGAAATGAATGTTGTCGGCAAACTTGTCATATTTGCTGATCGGGATCGGGATGTTGCCAAACGTCAACGCGCTATCAAGCCACGCACGGAACACTGGTTCACAGAAATGTTCGATGATGAAGGATTGTAGCGTTTTATAGTGATCACGTTCTTCAATGGTGCCTTGGCGTATAGACGAATATGAAACACCCTTCAGATCGTTTGACAGGCTGGTATAACTGACGTTCAAACCTGATGCGATGCCGCGCAAAACCGCTTCTTCAAAGGCAGCAAATGCCGATGTCGGGTGCGCTGGATCGATCATTTTGAAATCATGGCCTGATGGCAACTGATAGACAGATGCCGGTGCCATATCAATGATTGGAACTTCATCTTCAGTTTGATCATCGCCAACAAATTCATCCCCATCGGGTGTGGTAATGATGCCAAACTTCGCTGCCGCTGCCCGTGCGGCAATTAGTTCAGCTTCCCGATAACCGTGCAGCATCTTCAGCGATGCAATCGCCGGTGCCATGAACGGTTCACCACGGTTTTGATGCGTGCGCTGGGGGATGAATAGATGCAACATTTCTGTGGCTGGAACACGCACATGTTTGCGTTCTGCCGATGTTGCGAAATTCAATGTGTCATTTGGGTGGGCAGTCAAAACATAATAGGCAACGGGACGCTGAAAGCTGTCCACTTCCACACCCATGCGGATTTGGTTGCCGTTCTGTGCCTTGCCGTTTTTGCTTTCGTCAACCAGATCGCTTTCAATGAACTGCAAAGAAAAGCCATCACGGAAACGGCGGTTTTGCACAAACTTAACGAAAACTTCACCATCACGCGCCAAGGTTTCCGCAACATAACGCTGCGCATCTAGCCATGACATGCGACCTGTGACATCGCAGTTGCCCATGCGGCCCCATGAACGGAAGGCATTTTCAAGGATGGTATTGCCAGCCGCATCAAGTGATCGGTCATCATTGCGTGCGCGAACCTGAACGGTGAACCCCTTTTCACCAACAACATTGGTTTTGATCAGGTTCAGGAACCGCTTTGCGTATTCGTTATTTCTGGCCAGATCGCGTGAACGGTTGCGCAAGATGGGCAGATTTGTGCGCAATTCACTGTCAGCCGAAAAGCTAGAACCAATGAAATCGCTGAACAAACGCCCCTGATTTGCGCCGGCATATTGACGCAAACGGCGGCGGGATCGCTTGGAAATCTTAGCTTCGGGTTGCTCATTTCGTGGCGATAGGAAATCAAACAAACCCATTTTAGAACCTCATTAAGACTGTGGAACCATTCCGCTTTCCACGTTTTATTTTCGCCTTGCGCTTTTCAGCCGCAAATTCACGCCGATAATAATCACGCCAAGACAGCAATTCATCGGGTGCCATCTTGGTCAATGATCGGCCAGCAATCGAATAACTGGAAAGATCGCCATCCGCACGGTTTTGCAATACGGCTTCAATCTTATCAATCATAATTTCCGCATGTGTACGCGGATCAACATTGTTTTCATCCAGATCAACAACGGCGGTAAATTCACCACGATCAACAACAATGCGATTGCCTGATGCCGTTTCTGTGATCTCTAATTGCCAATGATAATAACCGGCAACAAAGTCTGCGCTGTCAACGCTGCTAACTGTAAACAAATATTTGGTGGCATCTGGTGCCGTGCCAGCCAACTTGATTTCCGTTGCGCCACCGCCGGTGATCCGCGCGACATATTCCGCTGTATGCGTAGAATTAGGGTAATCAGTGACCAAATCACTGCGTTTGAATTGGATGAAATCACCAATCACAATTTCAGTTGGTTCGCCTTCGGGTGCATTATCAGCGTCAAACAGATTGGCCATTCTGTCAATATCCTGTCACAAAGTTATTCGGACGCGGCTTATATGCACGCCTTTTGGGTACTGCTTGCGTTGATTTTACCTTATTTTGCCCCTGTTTTGCAAGGTGTTCAATATTTAGCCCCATCAACTCTAAAGCGGCCATTGCATAAACACGGCAATCCAAGGCTTCGTTGCGTTGTCGCACCTTCACCCATTCCCGTCTTGGCCGTCCCTTGAAATACTTTGTCACCTTCTTTTCAGATGTCAGCATTCGGAAATATTCTTCACTGTGCGTGAACGGAAAGTGACAATATCCCGCACCTTCTTCAGTGATCTTCAGCCGTGCAAAAATTAGTTCCTTGGCTGTATCCGTGCCAACTGGAAACAAGTTGATTTTGCCGATGTTGTTCTTGCTAGGCTTGCCGATGATCGGACGGCCTTCACCACCAACACCCTTGATCGCAAACACCCGCTTGCCAGCCCGTTGCCGTGCGTAGTTGTACACTTGTTGCGTGTAGTGGCCACCGCTGTCCACGCAAGTTGATCTAATTATCATTTCACCGCGTATAGGATGTATGAAGGTTTGATTTAAGACTTCATCCAGCCTTTGCCACAATTCCGATCCAGATGGATCACCATAGATTTCTTCATATTGGATTGACCAAGTTTCATGGCCGCTGCCAGTGGCCAACACTTCATATGCAAGCCGGTCATCCTGAACGTCAACGCCAGCCGTTAAAACAACCGCACCTTCAGGCAAATCATCCGTCCAATCTTCACGGCGTTCATAAAGATCATATTCATCGATCCGTTCACCCTGTTCTTCATAGGTTTCGCCAAGGGTTGTGTTAATCCATGTTTTTAGCCGCATCGGATCGCGCTTAGATGCCAAGAAATCTCTGACAATATCTTCAAGCGGTGTCCAAGGTGAATATAACGCTGACAGATGGAAGCCGGCGGTTTTGCCATCGCCTTCAGCCGTCTTTTGCCATTCTCCATAACGGACGGCCTGAAATCGCTTTGCATCATTCCAACATGATCCGCAATGTTCACATGTATATTCTGCGGTTTGCGGTTTGCTGTCTGTCCACTGTACGTTTGACCACTTCAATTCTTGCTTTTCATCGCAATCGGGACAAGGCACGAAATATTTGCGCTGATCACTTTCCGCATACGCATCTTCAATCCGTGATGCACCCTTTTCAGTTGGGGTGCTAACCAAGATGATCTTGCGGTTCCAAAATGTCGCAGATCGTTTGCGTGCCAATGCAACTGGATCACCTTCAGTGCCAGCCGATAACGGATAACGGTCAACTTCGTCACAAAGGATGATGCGACATGGGCGCGATGCCAAAGATGATGGTGAATTTGCGCCACAAGCCGTGACATGACCGCCAGCAAAGACTTTGTGCAATGTTGTGTTGCCGCTGTCCCTTGATCTGGGATCACCGATCTTTTCCGACAATACAGGGGTGTCACGGATCGCCGGTGCAAGCCTGTCTTTTGACCATGTTTGCGCCATTTCCAGTGTCGGTTGAACCACCAGCATTGGGGCAGGGTCTTGATGGATGTGAAAGCCCACAACATTGTTGATCAGTTCCGTCTTGCCGATCTGTGCGGCTGTCATCAGGACAACGGTTTCAATGTCAGCATCACTGACCGCATCCATCATGCCGCGTTGATATTCCGCACGGCTGGTTGACCATCTGCCGGCTTCGGCTGAACTTTCTGATGATAGTTGCCGATGTTCATCAGCCCATTGGCTGACCGTCAATCTAGGTGGCGGTTTAAGTGCAGTCCGGATGGCTTCTTGCAATCTTGCCTTTAGCCTACGTTCTTGCCTTTTCTTTATTGTATCCGACCAGTTCATCTAATGCTTCTATAATTGCCGCTTCTATGATTTCACGGACTTCTTTCACGGTTGCGGCTGCATGTGCTTCAGCGGCCACCTTGGTTGGCGCGGCCAGCAACTTGTTGCGCACCTTGGTTAGTTGTTCTTCAAAGTCTTTACCAACTTTTTCGATATACACCAGATCGCCACGTTCAACCGCGTTTTCCATTTCCTTCGCGTCTGCCTGTTCTTTGGCTAATCTGGCCCTTTCCGCACCTAGTTCAAGATTATTGTTGTTATTGCCGGCAAGATTGCGGATGTGCTTCAGATATTGCAAACGGACTTCATCGATGTCGTATTTGCCGCGATCCTGTTTATCTATGACAGATTGACGGATCAACGTCTGCAAAACCTTTGCATTAATCCCAAGGTGATCCGCGCACGCTTCCAAACTAGCCATCAAATAACGCTCCTTGTGTCATTTGCTCATTGGTATCATCTAATCCGCAAAACAAATCTTTTTGCTTGCTTTGCTGATATACCCTTTCACATGCTACCTCAAAATAGTCAGGATCGCGTTCAATTCCCGTGCCAGATAAACCTAACTTTTCACATGCCACCAAAGTTGTTCCACTGCCCATAAATGGATCAAGAACCGTTTGCGCATTTTCTGGCAAGTGCCCTATGCACCACTCCATAACCCCAAGCGGCTTTTGTGTCGGATGTTGCCTTACATCACTTCCTTTGCGGATCATTCCATTCCACAACCAATGAACACGCCGCACCGCTTTGTTCAGATTTGTCCATGCCATTTCGCAATCAGCAAAATCATTATTGCCATTTTGCTTGTCCCATATCAACCAACACGGTGTCGGAGGAAGATCGTAATAATTACCGCCAAATATGATCTGGGACTTACTAATCCCGCGTGCAAAATCTATGTGTTCATCACATGTTGTTTGATCCCATTCATCACTTTTATAATTGCCGACTTTTGCCAACTTGCCGCGTGACTTGTTTTTCTTGCCACCTTCACCAATCCCATAGGGTGGGTCAGTGACTAGCGCGTCAAATTGCAATAAACTTGGCATCACGGACAAACAATCACCAAGGATCAAACGCTGATTGCCTATTATTCTTTCCCTTATGATAGCCATGCGAAAACCCTTCTTAAAATATAGGAACGCATAAAACTTAACACAAAGAAGAACAAAACGATTT